GTCAGATTTAACAAGTTTAATAGGCCGCACTGATTCGGCTGCAAATCGTGATGCGTGTATATTTTATCAACCTGATGGTTGGGTCTATCCGTATCACTCTACAATGTCTGATATTAATAAAGACAATGATTTCAAAGTTATATATGATAGGGTTATAACATCAAAGAATGATAACCCATATGTAAATGATTCTAGATATACAACTGGAATCCCTCCAAATCCTGCTCATGTGCCTAATGGTAATTTTATACCGTTAAAATTCAAAGTAAAATTAGGTAAATTTGAGTATGAGGAATCCAATGTAGCTTATGCAAAGAAAGGTGTATATAATAATTATATACTTATTACACCATTTACACCACTAACTGATGCTGGTGTAGATATAGCAGGTGATTTAACCTGCCATTACTCTTTATCTTGGACTGATGCCTAATACATAGATAAAGAATTTTTTCAAGCATTTTTTTTCTTGAACAAAAAAAAAGTGATAACATAACTTTTTTTTTGGCCAAAAGTAGTAAAAAAAATCCGTAGAAAAAACCTATTATCGCGCTACGGGCTCGTATGTTAAGTCGTTATTTTCAATTTTATATATTTTCCATCTATCTAAAGAAAGGCTAGTTATATCTGGGTAGAAATTACACATAACAATTACATGAGGAGGATTGAATAATTGATATCCTCCTTTGTATTTACTAGTGGATACTAATCCATCTTTTACTTGTTCTAGCCCGTTATAACTAACAAAACCCTCGTTATTACGTGGTATATTCATTAAGAATAAATGAATGTCTTGTTCATTTTCAACTATTTGAAAAGTTATATCGTTAGCGCGGCCGCCACTAACATAATATGCTCTTTCTTTATATTTGTCAAGTAAATACTTGATTAAAGAGGTTTTTCCTTCACATCCGCTTGTTTCGTAAATCCATATAATATCTCTGTCGTTAGGTTCTTGTTCTATTAGATTGACCACTTTAGTTTGCCACGGGTAAAGTTGTGAGTCAGTAAGTAGTTTTAGTTTTTTAGGTACTTTAAAACCCTTAATAAACAAGCGGGCATTAGGTGGTCTTAGTTTTTCATCATTACTACAGTAAGTGGTTGAGCTTTTCATACACTTAGTAGGTTTTAAATTCCATTTATTATGGATTCTTTTCATTTCATTAAATGTTTTACCATTTTTGAAATATACCATACCTTGTAAATGTGGCGTCCCAGTTGTTGGCGCCAGTTCTTCTTGAAAGCAGTATTTTTCTGTGTCAAGTGTGCTTGTTAAAAATAATATATCGTTTTCGGTATAATTATTGAGCGTAAAACACCAAGCCCGCACACGTGCCGAAGCCTTTCTAGTATTACCTTCGGCACTGTGTTTATCTGTGTTTTCCGTGTGTTCTATCTGTGTATCTGTGTGTGTCATATTGTTTATACAAGAAAATATTTTTTTCTAAATAAACGTAAATTTTTTTTCTTGGTGTATGTTATAATGCCCCCAAAGAAAAGAGGACGCCCCGCTGGAACAAAAAATAAAAAGGTTGCAAATGCTTTAGGAATAAATCAAAAGAAAGCAGTAGCTCAAATTGCCCGACGTGTATTAAACGGTCGGTTGGAACATAAATATTTAGTGCAAGGTATAACTGACTTGCCCGCAATGAACTACTGTAGGATTTATGGTGTTAATCCTATGGGATTAATTACATTTGGAACGGATAATTCAAGTCGTATCGGTGATGTAATAAATAATATAACTTTAAGGGTTAAATTAGCATATGTACATCTAGGTCATAAAGTTAATACGACTTATCAACATTTATGGAATAAATCACAATTACGTGTTATGGTTATTAAAACAAAACGTCAATTGACTAATAATAGTTCTGCTTGGTCAGATTTAACAAGTTTAATAGGCCGCACTGATTCGGCTGCAAATCGTGATGCGTGTATATTTTATCAACCTGATGGTTGGGTCTATCCGTATCACTCTACAATGTCTGATATTAATAAA